GGCAAGGGTCCCATAGCCCGCTATATTAACATCACCAAGAGTATGAATATGGATGGTCTCTATCCTTATGCCATGGTCAATTGCAAAAGACGGGGGCGTAACCGGGAGCAGGAGTTCCCGGTTCCCGTCTTTGAAGATGAATTTTCGCAAACAGTTCGCCTCCTTTTTTGGGTGGAAAAAAGCACTCCATTGCAGAGTGCTTGTAGGGTATAAATCTAAGTTTGGTAAGAGCAAAAGGATGCAGAGTGGTTGGGGTTCCTCTGAAAGGAGGTGAGGCCATGGGGGTAAAATTACCAACCGGTTGGTAATTTGGGGCAAGAAAAGTCATCCCAAAATCAAATGGCCAGTGCGGAGGCTCTCGCCATGTTCCTGGCCAGCTCACGGGCTATTTTGCCGATATCCGCTTCCTCCCTGATGATGAAGCTGTTGCCGGTGATGCTTATATTGCTTGTCCCGGAACCTTTTAAGGCTCGTGCCTCGCTGGCGGTCAGAACCCGCTCTCCTTCGTGGAGTAGCGCCGGGAAATTATCATAGGGTACATAGCTTATGCCATAGGCTTGCTTGCGTCCCCCTCTCATTGATCCGCCGTATTGCTTGTATAATTCCCTCTCTTCATCGGTAAGGCTATCCAACTTCACCACTGAATTTTCGTCTATTGCTGATGCAGCGCCCCTTGAAAAAACTAACCCCATCTCATACCCGGCATTATGATATTCATCTCTTAAGGCCGCATCATTCCTGATTCTGCCTACAAGCTTCTTATTCGAATCTATCATTAACTGCGCCCCATGGCTGGCGTTATACTCATCCTGTGCTATTGCTTGGGCTTCGGCAAGCAGCCCTCCCATCTTAGCTCGGGCTTCTTCAGAGTTGCTTGAGGCATATTCGGTGTATTCCTCATACATGCTCGTAAGCCTGTTTTTAATGTCGTCACTGAAAATAGAGCTGATATTACCTGTCATAACTGCGGTTAACGTATCTCTTTCATATTGTTCAGATAGATTTTCTAATGATGCCCTCCACTCCCCAATCATGCGATTAGCGTCTTTTAATCTCTCGCCATTCTCTCCCTCAAAGTAATCCCTTTGGGCTTCTAAACCTTTTTTGCGTCCCTCTGTAAAACCCTCCCCCATGGCTGCATCCATATTATCTTGAGCATTCTCCGAATTACTCATAAGCCCTTGGTAGCTTTGATTATACTTGTCCATAGTCCCGGCATGCTCTGTTCCTATATAATCGGTGATTGCTTTAGCGGCCTCGGCACCGGAGATTTTCCCTGTGGAGACCATTTCCTGTACCTTGGCTTCGGTTACACTGAATGCCTTGGCGAGGGATTCCCAAACCGGGATACGTCTTTCAAGCAAGGGATTCAGGAACTCCTGAGTGGTTTGCTCGGTGGACCTCAGGCGACCCAAACTGGCGGCTACGTAGTTCATGTCCTCACTGCTCATACCCAAAGCCGTTCCGGCATCCCCGATTTTGGTAAGTTCCTCAAACAATTCGTCCTGTTTGTAGCCGTTCTCGATCATCGTCTTACTTATAGTAGCGAGCTGATCATAGTCAAAGGGTGTGGCCACGGCAAAGCCCGCCATCTCCGCCAGGAAATCCTTAGCCGCCTCATCACTACCTAAGAGAGTTCCAAAGGATATTTGTTTTTGTTCACGGTTTCCTGCAATGCCTATTCCACGGGCAAGTGTATCTTCCTGAGATTGCTTGATGGTATTATACTGATCTTGCACATACCCCTTAAAGGCATCGTCCTTTTTGTTATAGTTGGATGTTGCTCCATTTATCAAACCTAACCCTAAACCCGCAGCCGTTCCAACGGCTGTTCCAATAACCGGGGGACCAACCATTGATCCGATTGCCGCGCCTGTAACAGCCCCGCTCAGCGCACTTTGAAACATCGTACCTGCATCTGAGCCATATGCACTGGTGGCATATGCATTCGCAATTTGTGTCACGGTATCTTCCAAAAGCCTTCCCGCCCCTGCAGTTGCCAACTCACCTAGCAAACTTTTGCCGGCACTCCCTCCGGCCCCTGCACGGTTTTCGCTTTTGCTTATTGCTCCGGTTAGGCTAAGGATATCTTTCTCCGCTTGACGAGCACTATCTGAGACTAAATCAAAGTTTCTTCTGGCATTCTCATAATTTGCATTGCTTACTTCCATAAACATCTTATCAAAAGCATCTCCGGTTAAGGCAAACTGTTTTTCTGCTTTTTGTAACGTTTGCTGTGCCTTGTCCATGTCGATCTTAAGACTGATTTTTGTTTTATTTAAAGCATCCAGTTTAGATGAAAGACCTGTAAGATCCTTACTAAAGGACTGGTTAGCATTACGTATCGTGGTAATCGCCTGAGTATAATTATCCTGCGCCGAAATGTTTATACTAATATCACGAGACATATTTGTTAGCCCCCTATTGCTTTACGTAGATGGGAAAATGGTACAATAGACTTATTTCCCCGACCTTTGTTCCATGTGCTTTTCAAAGAAGGCTCTTATCATCACCTTTTCCCCTGGAGGCAGGTTATAATAAGAGCCTGGCATCATGTCTTTCTCAACAAACAAATAGTACATGAGCTGGATCTCAGGATCCGACTCTACTTTTTTTTAACCTCTTCGACCGTGGTAATCCGGTAGCCGCTCAGCTTCTCGATTTCCCGGGAGATATCCTCGATTTCTCCCGGCAGAAGCATGGTCTTGATCATTTCGGAGGGCGTCACCGCATTATATTTTTGCTTAAGCTCCTCCGACTTCAGATCGGGAGAGATCACGCCCGCTAATAGAATATGGACCTCCATATCGCCGCCGGCATGACTATTCTTAATCTCGGCCACCCGGTTGAAGCTAAGGGCTCGCAGCCGGAAGATAATGTCCCCGCCGCAGGCTTTGCTCAATCGCTTTAGTTTAATCTCTTTCTCAGGCATATTGGGCCGGTCCCCTTTGAGCAGCAGTTCTAAAGTATCCATTATCTCGCCTCCACAGCGTCAAGAAGTTCATAATCCGTAAAGGTAAAGGGAGCTTCAATTTTCCCATTGGTGGCTACTTCCCAATCAGCCAGAGTCAGATCGTCGAAGCTCACGTTTTTCAGCACAACCCGCTCAGCACCATAGGCGTCCGGATCGTTCAGCTTGGAGATCACCACGAAACGCAAATCCTTGCCGTTGCGGATCGAGGAGCCAATAGCGTTAGCCATCCGGCTGGACACCTTGTGCATCCGCAAGGAACCTGTGCAACTGATGCTGGAGATTTTTTTATCCGTTGCCATTCGTCCGCAAATTTGCACATCCTCTTTATTAAAGCTTACTTTAGCCTGCATACCGTAGCATTCTCCGACATAGGCGTTATCCAGCCAGACTTCACCCCAGGTACCGGACATCACTCTTTTTGCACTATCCATTTATTCATTTCCTCCTTAAATCACAATATCCAGGTCGATATCCTCAATGGCATCCAGGATCTTAATGCTGGCTTTGAGATAGACCTTATCCCCAGTGTTGGCCTCCTTGATGTCCTGTTCGGACAGAGCAGAGGTATCCACTCCCGCAGCCTGCAGATAAGCCTCCTGAGCCTCTATGTCGATACCCACCGAGCTGCTTCCTGCCTGCAGAATTCCGTCCAGCTCCAATTGAGCGAAATAGCCGCTGATCGCTGTAATCAGCAGGCATTTATTATCATAACTATTGGCATATTTGCCGATATAGTTATCCTGAGCGGTCATTTTAATATCGTTGCGGATCATATCCATGGCTTCCACAATCTTGATCTTCTTAAAAATCTCGCCTTTGTTAGGGTTAGTGGTTTGCAGGCTGTTCACTCCCCGCCCGACTTTCACTTTCTCTCCATCGTGGAAGACAATAAACTCACCATGGTCGATAGCTGTATCCATGTCCCTTTTGGCCAGTCTGGTCACGTCGGTAATTTCAGGCAATGGGGCATAAGTGCAGCTGATGGTCAGGGGAGTACCGGCGATTAACCCGGCGATTCGTGAGCAATATCCTGGGGCATCGTAGGTATCTTCACCCACTTTAATGCCAGCAGTTGTGAAGTTGATAACACTTTCGCTATCCTCTGCCTTATTGGGCAGAACAGTTTTAGGTGTCAATCCGTTGGCGCGCTGAGCGGCTACCCATGAGGCAATCTCTGTCGCCTGGGCAGCAGTGCAGTCCGGGGGACCTACGAC